TTGGGCTGAAAGACTTCTCTCCAGCATCCCAGGACCAGGTCGCTCTTCAGCAGATTAAAGAGCGTGGGGCTATCCCGCTTATCGACAGCGGGAACATCCGGCAGGCAATCGACCGCTGCAGCAACATCTGGGCCTCATTACCAGGTGCCGGCTATGGCCAGTTTGAGCATAAGGCCGACAACCTCATTGCAAAATTTAAAGCCGCCGGCGGCGTCGTAGCGGAAGGTTAAGCATGAAACTCGTTGATGACTGGAAAAGCGCATGGCGTTGGTTCTCCATGCATGCGCTGGTGCTGGCCGGGATAATCCCCACGGTATGGGCAGAGCTGCCGCCAGACCTCAAAGCCTCAATCCCGCCGGGTACGATGGGCGCTATCACAGCGGTAATCGCTGCATGCGGTGTGGTTGGTCGTCTGGTTAACCAGAGCAAGCCGCAATGACAGCCGAAGCCATTCTGGCGCTGGTTAAAAAGTTCTGGCTGCCGGCGCTTATGGTCGTGCTGGTTGGTGCGCTGGCTATCTCTGCCAGCCACTACAAAGACAAAGCCGAGCAGGAGAAGCAGCGAGCCGATAGCGCCGAGCAGCAGGTAAACGCAGCTCAGGCAATTACATCCAACGTTCTGACCACCATGACCATATTCAACTCCATCGTTGAGGCCAATCAGCATGCAAAAGAGCAGATCGCACTGGACGCATCGGGAGCCGCGTCAGATATCAAAGTGGCTGTTGCGAATGATGATTGCGCTCCCCGTGATATTCCTGCTGGCGCAGTTAAGCGGCTGCAACAATTCGCGGACAGTTTACGTCAAAGTGCCGGTGGTCCCATTGCCGGCCAGCCTGACGGCTGACACCCCGCAACCGAAAATCCCTGACAACCTGACGTGGGGCCAGAGCCTCGATCTAAACGTCAGTCTGCTATCAGCGCTGGGGCAGTGCAACCGGGATAAGGCTGATATCAGACAGGCGGAAACAAAACGCCAGTAGGGCATTACAGGAGCCATTCCATAGAGTGGCTTCGATTATGTCAGGCAGCACAATCATCTAACTGGGCAGACTAATCAAATAGCTGTTATCGATTAACAAGAAGAACTGCCATTATTGTGTGGTTGCTGGTATGAAAAAAAATGAAACACACTACTCTCATTGCACCTCCGTCCCAACACCAGTCTGTCGGGGGTCAGTTACTCGTTTAAGTGATGCTCTCCCGGATGGCTCCTGAGAGTTTATTTAATCGATAACTGTGCATGACAAAAGGCCGCATATCTTTTGCGGCCTTTTTCATACCCATCACAAAGGCCACCTCAGGGTGGCTTTTTTAATGGCATTACGGAGCCACTTTCCGAAGTGGTTTGATAAAGCCTCCCACATCGCATAGAGGTACGACATGGTCGAAATCACCGACGCCCAGCAGATTCGTCTCAACCTGCTTTCAACCCTGAACTACGACACAGCAGCAGCAAAAGTCGCCGTAGAATTTGTTCAGGATGATCCGCTTAAGTATCAGCTGTTCATTCAGCAATACAGCCGCGTCACATCAGAGACTGAAGTGGTAGCAAAGACGATGAAAGCAGTGCAGGAAGCAACTGAAGCGCTGCCGCTCTTCGATACCAGCGCTGAGCAGTCCAGCTAAGGCATTACAGCAGGCATTCACTGAGTGCCTGTGATAATGCCGGGCTCAATTGCTGTTTTATTGTTTCCCCTGTTAATCTGTCCCAAACAAACCGATGGGGATAGGGACATGAAAAAGTTACTTTTTGCAGCATTAATTGGTGTTTCAGCTTTAACAATTACCGCATGTGCGCCAACAGTCCAGAAAGTAGATTACAACCAGAGATCAATGCTTTTATCTCTTGGAATGAACAAAAACGACGTCATGCAGATCATGGGGTCACCACGCAGGACTGATGTGAACCAGGAACGCGAGCGCTGGATATACTGGAATAAGGCTCTCTATGGCTACACAATCATTGATAACGAACAACTGGCTAACGATCGACTGGTTATAACGTTCGTTAATGGTAAGGTCACCAAGTGGGGCCAGCAAACGCTGACTGATGACATAATGGAGTCATCACAAAAGAGCGCTCAGTCTTATGCTGAGGCACTCAAGAAATAGCCATTTCAGTCAAACGAGAACCTCGCTTCGGCGGGGTTTTTTTATATGCAAAAAGAGGTAATAACCGATGAGCTTTAAACATGAACTTGGTCAGGTGGTAACCGTCACTATCAGTGAAGAAGAAGGGCATATCAAAGCTCGTGCTGAATATACGCATGGCCCCAATCAGTACCTTATTCATTATCGTGCAGTAGACGGGCGAGCTGTAGACGCATGGTTTGAAGAAGGGGAGTTGTCCCCGTCTGCACTGTAGAAGTACGCATTACAGGAGCCCTTCATAGTTGCGAGGGGCTTTGATAATGCGAATGAATACCATTAACGATTTCGACATGAGTGAACTCGGTTATTTAGACGTCTAAACGTCCATGATGGATGATTTTGGTCATCTTTATGTAAATGAGAACCATTATCATTTAGTGGGTCCTCCCGGTGGGGGGGCTGCCACGGGGCGACGAACTCGCGGAAAACGGCTAGTTTTCATATTTCATAGTCATCATCATCATGCGCACAGGTTATTGATTTTCCAGATGTCGGATTTTCAATGATGTCGAATCGTACAAAAAGTGCTCACCATCATGGACCAGGAAATTGCTGCTTTAAAACTCAACATCAACCAGCTCGCTGGTATCACTGGCGTGCACCGCCAGACGGTTGCCGCTAGGCTGAAAAACGTTGCTCCGGCAACGGGCAGTAATAGCAAGCTCAAGCTCTATCTCGTCACTGATATTTTGAGTGAGCTGATGATTCCGACGGTCTCAACGGCAAGCGTCGAAGAGATGGACCCCTCAGACAGGCTCGCGCACTGGAAGGCTGAGAACGAGCGACTGAAATTTGAGGTTGATACAAAGCAACTTATTCCTGCCGAAGATGTTGCCAGAGAATTTTCACTGATGGCGAAAGCCGTTGTCATGGTGCTTGAAACACTCCCGGACATTCTTGAACGCGACTGCGCACTTACGCCGGTTGCGGTGTCACGCGTGCAAAGCGTGATTGATGACCTGCGCGATCAGGTCGCCCAAAAAGTAATGGACGCCGAACCAGAGGAGGATGAGCCAGAGGAGGACTGATGGCAAAACGGGCATCAGCCAAGGGGATTCGCCGCGATGTCTCCGGCATTTTACGAGCCCCGCGTCGTATGCAAGTGGCCGACGCGGTCAGTGCATATATGCGTGTGCCGATGGGGGCGGGTAACTCCGTTCCCTGGGACCCCAATCTGGCCCCTTACATTATCGAACCGATGAACTGTCTGGCCTCCAGGGAATACGATGCCGTAGTATTTGTCGGGCCTGCCCGAACCGGGAAAACGATCGGCCTCATTGATGGCTGGATTGTCTATAACATCGTTTGTGATCCGGCTGACATGCTGGTTATTCAGGTATCCGAAGAGAAAGCACGTGAACATTCCAAGAAACGCCTCGACCGAACATTCCGTTGTAGTCAGGAAGTAAAATCGCGACTCAGCCCGCGTCGTAATGATAATAACGTTCACGACCGTACCTTCCGGGCCGGAAACTATCTCAAACTGGGTTGGCCGTCGGTCAACATCATGTCGTCGTCAGACTATAAAAGTGTGGCGCTGACTGACTATGATCGCTTTCCTGAAGATATCGACGGGGAGGGTGATGCATTTTCCCTGGGTTCGAAACGTACCACTACCTTTATGTCCAGCGGCATGACCCTGGTTGAGAGTTCGCCTGGCCGTGATATTCGTGACACAAAATGGCGACCAACCACCGCGCATGAAGCGCCGCCAACTACCGGCATATTATCGTTGTTTAATCGTGGTGACCGCCGCCGCCTTTACTGGCCTTGCCCGCATTGCGGAGAATATTTTCAGCCCGAAGTCGCCAATATGACGGGATACCGTGACTCCCCTGATCCCGTTGTGGCAAGTGAGTCTGCTTATCTTCAGTGTCCGGCCTGCAAAGGCAAGATCACGCCGGATATGAAACGTGAACTGAATATCCGCCATGTCTGGCTGCGCGACGGGGAAAAAATAGATCGTGATGGAAATAAATATGGTGAGCCGCGTCGTTCACGTATCGCGTCGTTCTGGATGGAAGGGCCAGCCGCGGCATACCAGACGTGGGCACAGATGATATACAAATTCCTGACTGCCGAGCAGGAATATGAGTCCACACAGAGCGAAGAAACGCTAAAAACGGTGGTCAATACCGACTTTGGTCGGCCCTATTTGCCCCGTGCCAGCATGGAACAGCGTAAAAGTGAACTGCTGGAGCAGCGAGCCGAAGACGTGCCAAAACGTTCAGTACCCGACGGCGTTGAATTTCTCATAGCGACAGTCGACGTGCAGGGCGGGAAGTCCCGGCGGTTTGTGGTTCAGGTTACTGGGTATGGCATGCAGGGGGAGAGATGGCTGGTCGATCGCTACAACATCCGCCAGTCATTACGGGCAAACGAGCACGGTGAATGTTACCCCATTGATCCGGCCAGTTACCCGGAAGACTGGGATTTACTTCTGTCCGACGTGTTCGAAAAGTCCTGGGCCTTATCAAGTGACCCTTCAAAACGCATGCGGCTCATGGCGATGGCTGTCGATTCAGGCGGCGAGGATGGTGTCACCGATAACGCCTATAAGTTCTGGCGTAAATGTCGACGGGATGGACTGGGTAAAAAGGTTTTCCTCTTTAAGGGCGACAGTGTACGACGCTCAAAACTGATTACCCGCACATTTCCTGATAACACTGATAGATCAACCCGCCGGGCAAAAGCCGCTGGCGATGTGCCGCTTTACCTTCTTCAGACCGATGCACTGAAAGACCAGGTTAATAACGCCCTGTGGCGTGAATCACCTGGCCCGAATTATGTGCATTTCCCAAAATGGCTCGGCAGCTGGTTCTACGATGAGCTGACCTATGAGGAGCGTTCACCCGATGGAAAATGGAGCAAACCGGGTCGAGGTCCGAACGAAGCTTTCGACCTGCTCGTTTATGCCGATGCGCTGGTTATATTGCACGGGTACGAAAAGATCAAATGGCCGGATGCGCCTGAATGGGCGAAGCGGACAACGTGGATCGAAGAAAGCACGTCGGAAACTGGCGAAGTGTCATCCACGTTACCACCAAAAACGACCCATAGCAGGAAAAAACGAAAGGCAAATAAGCCCGACTTTGAAAACAATCCCTGGACCACATCATCAGGAGGCTGGGTGTGAAACAAACCGATATTGAATCCATTATCCAGCGTTATACCGATGCGGAAATAGCGGTGCTGGAGGGGAAGTCTATAACGTTCAACGGACAGCAGATGACGCTGGAGAACCTGTCCGAAATCCGCAAAGGGCGACAAGAATGGGAGCGCCGCCTTGCTTCCCTGCTGGCTCAGCGTCACGGGCGACCCGGTTATAAACTCGCGAGGTTTCCATGAGCCTGTTAGATGATGCGATTGGCGTCTTTTCCCCTGGATGGAAAGCCGCGCGTTTACGTTCCAGAGCGATGATTCAGGCATATGAAGCTGTTAAGCCCACCCGAACACACAAGGCGCGCAGGGAAAACCGTTCCGCTAACCAGCTAAGCCAGATGGGTGCTGTATCCCTCCGTGAGCAAGCTCGATGGCTGGACAATAATCACGATCTCGTTATCGGCGTGTTCGATAAGCTTGAAGAACGGGTGGTGGGGGCAAAAGGAATTATTGTTGAGCCCCACCCGGTACTTAAGAACGGAAAAATAGCGAAGAAACTGGCTGAACAAATCAGAGCGAAGTGGGCTGAATGGTCGGTCAGCCCTGAGGTAACGGGACAGTTTACCCGTCCGATGCTTGAGCGGTTGATGCTCAGGAGCTGGCTCAGGGACGGAGAAATTTTCGCTCAGATGGTGAATGGCTCAGCGCAGGGACTTGATCCGGTGGCTGGCGTACCTTTCTGGCTTGAAGCGCTTGAGGCCGATTTTGTGCCGATGACCAATGATGAGTCTGCGCAATTATGCCAGGGGGTTTATGTAGATAACTGGGGGCGCCCGAAAAAGTACCTGGTCTATAAAAGTCTACCTGTTACTGGCCGTCAATTGGATACGAAAGATGTTGATGCCGGGAATATGCTTCATCTCAAATTTACTCGCCGTCTTCATCAGACCCGAGGTACATCTCTCCTATCTGGTGTACTCATGCGCCTCAGTGCGCTGAAAGAATACGAGGATGCGGAGCTAACGGCAGCACGCATTGCAGCTGCACTGGGGATGTACATTAAAAAAGGGGACGGGCAAAGCCTTGATGGTGACGTCAGTAAAGACAATCGCGACGTAATAATTGAGCCTGGCATTATCTATGATGATTTGCTGCCCGGTGAAGACATCGGGATGATCAAGTCCGACAGACCAAACCCTAACCTTGAACCATTCCGAAATGGACAATTGCGCGCTGTCGCTGCCGGCGCTCGTCTCAGCTTCTCCAGTACAGCCAGAAACTACGATGGAACATACAGTGCCCAGCGCCAGGAGTTGGTTGAATCAACAGATGGTTATCTGATCCTTCAGGACTGGTTCATCGGCGCAATCACCCGGCCAATGTACCGAAACTGGTTAAAAATGGCGGTAGCTTCTGGCGAAATTCAGCTACCACGTGGGCTGGATATGGCGTCGCTTTACACTGCAGTTTATTCCGGCCCGGTTATGCCGTGGATCGACCCAGTTAAAGAGGCTAATGCCTGGAAGGCGCAAATCCGGGGCGGCGCTGCGACGGAATCTGACTGGGTGCGTGCCAGCGGGCGCAACCCGGATGACGTGAAACGGCGCCGTAAGGCTGAAGTCGATGATAACCGCGAACTTGGACTGGTGTATGACACCGATCCTGCTAACGATAAAGGAGGCACCAGTGCCGAAGTCAAAGAATCGGACGCCCCGACGTCCGAAAGCCAGCGCAAAAAGTAATTCTTGGTTCCGTATGCAGGCCAGCGCCGACAACGAAGCGGAAATATACATTTACGACGAGATCGGCTACTGGGGGGTAACAGCTCGCCAGTTTGTGAACGATCTGAAGGCACTGGGTGATGTAACTCATATTAACCTTCATATCAATTCACCTGGTGGCGATGTCTTTGATGGCATCGCCATTTTTAATGCCCTTAAACACCACGGAGCTGCAATTACCGTTCATATCGACGGCCTGGCTGCTTCTATGGCATCCGTAATTGCAATGGTGGGTAACCCGGTCATCATGCCGGAAAACACCATGATGATGATCCACAAGCCCTGGGGCTTTGCTGGTGGCGATGCTAACGATATGCGTGACTATGCCGAATTGCTGGACAAGGTTGAGTCCGTGTTGATCCCCGCTTATGCAGCGAAAACCGGCAAGTCCAGTGATGAAATCGCGGCGATGCTTGAAGATGAAACCTGGATGGACGGCAGTGAATGCGTCGAGTTGGGTTTTGCCGACCAGGTCACACCATCCCTTCAGGCTATGGCCTGTATCCAGTCTAAACGTATTGAGGACTTCGAAAAGATGCCAAACAATATTCGTAATATGATTACACCTCCGCGTAACTCTAACCAGCGCGATCCACAGCAACCTGTTAATCAGCCTCAGGCACAACACGCGGCCACTCAGCCGAACGGCGCTGACGAAAACACCATTCGCGCCCAGGTTATTGCGGAGCAGAAAGAACGTGTTAACGGTATTAACAATCTCTTCGCGATGTTTGGTGGCAAACATTCCGAACTGCAGGCGCAGTGTGTTGCCGATATGGATTGCACTGTCGATCAGGCTAAAGACAAACTACTGGCGCTGCTGGGTAAAGATGCTTCTCCATCGGCGAAAACCACGCCAGCGCATATCCATGCAGGTAACGGTAATTTTGTCGCCGATGGTATTCGCCAGGCATTGATGGCGCGTGCCGGATTTGAAGATCAGGAGCGTGACAATGTCTACAACGGTATGACGCTACGCGAGTATGCGCGTATGGCGTTAACTGAGCGCGGTATCGGTGTATCGAGCTACAATCCGATGCAGATGGTTGGCCTGGCGCTGACGCACAGCACCTCTGATTTTGGCAACATCCTACTTGATGTCGCCAACAAAGCGATTTTGCAGGGCTGGGACGAAGCTGCAGAAACCTTTGAGCAGTGGACAAAGAAAGGCCAGCTATCGGACTTTAAGACAGCGCATCGTGTGGGGATGGGCGGATTCCCGTCTTTGCGGCAGGTTCGCGAAGGTGCTGAATATAAGTATGTGACCACCGGCGATAAAGGAGAAACCATCGCGCTCGCCACCTACGGGGAAATTTTCGCCATCACCCGCCAGGCAATCATCAACGATGATCTGAACCAGCTCACTGATGTTCCCATGAAAATGGGCCGTGCCGCTAAGGCGACTATCGGTGACTTGGTTTACGCCATCCTGACCAAAAACCCAAAACTCTCCGATGGTAAGGCGTTATTCCACGCAGACCACAAGAACCTGTCCACCGGTGCTATTTCCGTCAGCAGCCTGGACGATGCGCGTAAACTGATGCGCCTGCAGAAAGAGGGGGAACGCTCTCTGAACATCCGCCCGGCATTTATGCTGGTGCCGGTCGCGCTGGAGACACTGGCTAACCAGACGATTAAATCAGCGAGCGTAAAAGGGGCGGATATCAACGCCGGGATTATTAACCCGATCCAGAATTTTGCAGATGTGATTGCAGAGGCCCGTCTTGACGAAGCTGACGCAAAAGCCTGGTATCTGATGGCTGCAAAAGGGACGGACACCATCGAAGTGGCGTATCTGAATGGTGTTGATACTCCTTACATTGATCAGCAGGAAGGGTTTACCACTGACGGTATCGCTACAAAAGTTCGTATCGATGCTGGTGTGGCACCGCTTGATTACCGCGGTCTGGTTAAATCCAGCGGCCAGTAATCATTACAGTTCTGAAAATCGACGCCCGTAAGGGCTTTTTTTATACCTGAAATCAGCCCTACGGGGCTGACAGGAGACGTTATGGCTAAAAATTATGTGCAAAACGGCATGACCATCCCACTTAAAAACTCTGGTGCAGACGAGATTCTCAGCGGCACACCGGTCGCTTTGGGCGGGATCGTTGCGGTTGCAATTACCGATATTCAGCCGGGTGATGTAGGCGACGGATTCGCTGAAGGTGTTTTCCTTTTACCTAAGCTGCCAGCTGATGCCGTGACCGCCGGGGAAAAGGTATATCTCAAAGCTGGAAATGTTCAGCTGGATGACGCCGATGCGGTATTGGCCGGGACTGCCTGGGAGGATGCTGCTGCAGGTGTTACCGTCCTGGAAGTCAAAATCAATGGCTAATGCCTTTGACAAGATGACTGAAAGAATGGATGCGTTGACGGCGAAAAGGCTGGGCAGAACGGCGACTATTAATGGCGATGAGCATATTGCTGTTGAAAGTCACTTGCTCCCTGAGCTAGGGCCAGTCGCGGGTGATGGGATTAACCTGGTTATCTTCAGCGCCGGCTATCAGCCGGCGCGGGGAGATGAGGTTATTTATAAAAGTCAGGGTTACACCGTTACCCGCTGGCTCCTCTTTAATGGTAAGCCGCAAATCTGGATTGAGGAGGTCATAGGTGACGATTAAAGGCCTGGAAGAGCTCAAGCAGAACCTGAGCAATATCAGTAAAAATGCCATTCCTCGGGCGACATCCCAATCCATTAACCGGGTGGCTGGAAGGGCAATAAGCCGAAGCTCAACCCGTGTGGCGAAAGAAACCAGGGTTAAGCGGAAGTTGGTTATGCAACGGTCCAGGCTCAAGCGGGCGAGTCCTAAAAAGCCAATGGCAACCATCCGGGTAAATCGCGGCAACCTCCCGGCGATAAAGTTGGGGCCAGTACGGGTTCAGCTTTCACGACGTAAGCGTGATAACGGTAGTTCAGGTAGCGTTCTGAAAGTTGGGAATTTCAGCTTCCCTGGGGCTTTCGTACAGCAACTTAACAACGGGCGCTGGCACGTTCTCCGGCGTACCGGAAAATCCCGTTATCCGGTCGAGGTTGTGAAAGTACCATTGGTTACACCTCTGACAACGGCATTCAGAGAAGAACTGCCCAAACTGATGGAATCGGATATGCCAAAAGAGCTTATGGCGGCCCTTAAAAATCAGATAAGGCTGGTGACAAAATGATACACCCGCAAATCAGAAAAGCCGTTCTGGACAAACTGAAGTTGATCAACCCCGGCAAAACCTTCTGGTATGACGGCCGGCCAGCATTCCTGGCTCCAGAGGAGTTGCCCGCGGTCGCAGTTTATCTTACTGATGCGAAGGCTACGGGGAGCAGCATTGATGAGGAGGAGTGGGAGGCCGTCCTTCACATTGAAGTATTCCTTAAAGCTACCGCGACCGATAGCGAGCTGGATAAATGGATGGAAACCCGCATCTATCCGGCGATGGCTGACGTTCCTGAGCTTGCCAGTATCGTCGAAACCATCAGCGTTGCCGGCTACGACTACCAACGTGACGATGAAGCCACTACATGGGGCTCCGCCGATCTCCAATATTCCCTGACTTATATTATGTGAGGAGCTTATGCCAACCCCAACACCAACCACTCCGACTAAGGGCGCCGGGACGACTTTCTGGATTTATACCGGTACAGGTGATGCTTTCGACGATCCACTAAGTGACGTCGGCTGGACTCGTACTGCGCAGATTAAGGAAATCACTCCCGGCGAACTCACTGCTGAGTCGTACGATGATTCCTATATCGATGATGATGCACCTGACTGGGATTCTACTGCTCAGGGGGTTAAATCAGCCGGGCAATCGAGCGTCACTCTGGCATGGAAACCAGGTGAATCTGGTCAGCAGGACCTTGTTGACTGGTTTATGAGCGGTGACGAGAAAGCCTACAAAATTAAATATCCAAATGGCGCAGTAGATATCTTTATGGGCTGGGTTAATAGCCTTGGTAAAACAATTGCACGAAACGAAGTTATTACTCGTAGCGCGCAAATTACCAATAAAGGCAAACCTTCGCTGGCTGAAGATAATTCTTCTACCACTCCTTAATATTTCGATAGCGGTGTTACGGCACCGCTCCGGAGGAATTTAATGAATTACCTCAAGAGAGACACTTTAAATCCAGAAGGCGAAAATATTCGTCTTTTCGAATTATCAGCTTACAGCCGTATGAAATATATTGAGTTCATGGTTGAAGAAAGGAAATCGTTGCCTGAGGATGGATTATCGCCGGATGAGAATTTTAAAATGGCGACTTTGCTGGCTACGCGAGACCAGGCCATGATTGTCGCTTTATCTTTAAGTGAAGCGGATGGCGAGGAACGCGACGGTAAAGATATTTTCCCGGAGATAATGCGGAATTATCCACCTGGGTTATTGGGCAGCGCTGCATTACTTGTGCGTATGCTTTCAGGGATGATCCCCCCGGTTAGCAATACTCCGGAGCAACCTGAAGAAGAGGAAGAACTGGACCTGGAAAAGTCCTGACCCGCTCGCGTCGCTTTGCTATGCGATTAGCCAGGGAGTTTGGACGGCCAGACTGGCGCGCAATGCTTTCGGAAATGTCTTCCTCTGAATGGTTCGAGTGGATTGAGTATTACCAGGATAATTGTTTTAGCGACGATCTCCTGGACTCTCATTTTGCCAATCTTAGTTATCTTGCTGTCAGTCTCTTCACCGATCCGGATAAACACGGAATTTCTGCCCTCGATTTTAGTTTGCTTGCAACAGGCAGGGCAGAGAGCGATGAGCTTTCCGATGAACAACTTATGTCTATAGCTGAAAGCATTCCTGGAGGAACTCGCTATGTCCCAGCCAGTGGGTGATCTGGTCGTTAAAATTGACGGCGATAGCGCAAAATTTGATGAGGAAGTCGCTCATCTGAATAAGCAGCTGAGCGGGTTAGGTAGGGGCGCTAATGACAGCACAGCCCAGGTCACCGCAGCGTTTACGCGGCAGGAGCGTGCGGCAAAACGTGCCGGTATCTCAATCGGCCAATATAATAACGCAATGCGCATGCTGCCTGCACAGTTTACTGATGTCGCAACTCAGTTAGCTGGTGGGCAGAGCCCGTGGCTAATTTTACTCCAGCAGGGCGGGCAGGTTAAAGACTCATTTGGTGGACTGATCCCAACATTCCGAGCATTACTTGGTGCTGTAAGCCCATTGGCCGTAGGCGTTGCAGCATTGACTGCCGCGGGTGCCGGAATGGGATATATCTTCTATCAGGGATCGTCAACACTTTCCGATTTTAATAAGACACTGACGCTTTCAGGCAACACGGCCGGACTGACTACCGACAGAATGCTGGTACTCGCAAGGTCGGGACAGCAAGCAGGCCTTACTTTTGATAAAACCAGTGATTCTCTGACAGCATTAATTAATGCTGGCGTGGGGGCGGGTGCGCGTTTTGATGAACTAAGCCAGTCAGTTGCAAAATTTTCTACGGCATCCGGTATCCCCGTTGAAAAGGTAGCGGAAGCTTTCGGGAAACTGACCAATGACCCGACGTCCGGCCTGATTGCGATGGCGCAACAGTTTCATAACGTGACAGCCGAGCAGATTGATTACGTTGCTCAGCTACAACGTTCAGGAGATGAAGCCGCTGCGCTTCAGGCGGCTAATGATGCAGCGACGAAGGGATTTAACACCCAGACTCAGAGCCTGATCGATAACATGGGTACGATTGAGCGCTCTGCTGATTCGTTGAAACGCGCGTTTAAATCCATGTGGGATGCTGCTTTGGATTTGGGGAGACCAGACACTGCAGGGGAGATGGTAAGTAAGGCTGAGGCGGCGTTTAAACGTGCTGATGAAATCTGGAATCTGCGGAAAAATGATCGCTATGTAAATGATGAAGCCCGAGCAAGGTTCTGGAGTGACCGGGAATCAGCCCGTCTGGCGCTCGATATGGCGCAGCAGCAGGCTGGTATTGCCAGCACTAGTGCGGCAAATGCAGAAAAAGAAGCGGCTTTAGAATCTGACAGGAAAAAATACGCCGCCCAGGCTCAGGCAAATTACGCTAAATCCCAAACCGCACTCGAAAAATATACTGCCCGTCAAAATGAGTTAAATAAGGCCCTCAAAGAGGGACGTATCCTTCAGGCTGATTACGCCATCAATATGGCGGCAGCGAAAAAGGAATATGAGGCTTCAGTAAAAAAAACGCCGAAACCAAAAGGCGTTAAAGTTTCTGCTGGTGATCGCTCTTCTGATCAGACGGATGCCGAAACCCTGCAGTTGATGACCCAGTTAAAGTTGCTGCAACAGCATACAGGGCTTAACGATACCATCAGTCAGCAACGTAAAAGTTTATGGTCTTTACAGTCAAAATTCTCGGTTATCGAAGAGGCATCGAAAACACGCGCGCTGAGCAAGGATGAACAATCGTTACTCGCCAGTAAGGATAAGGTTCTGGCGCAGGCTGAGGTTAATGCGAAGCTGGGGGATCAGATTGTCGCCCAGGAACGGCTGAACAAGCTTCAGGATAACTCGTTAAAATATGTTACTCAGATGCAGGAAAAGACTGCTGCACTGACAGATAGTGCTGGGTTAAGTGACAGGGACGCGCAACGTAATAACGAGAGGGCGCAGTTAAGGCAGGGATGGAAAAATCAGGGGGGGAGCCTGGAAGATGAAGGGTATCAGAAAGAGCTTTCCGCCCTTGAAGGCTATTATGCTGCGCAGGATGAAATGCGTAATAACTGGTTGGCTGGCGTTCAGTCGTCATGGGAAAACTATGCTGACATGGCCACCAACTATAACCAGATCGCAGCGGACACCACAAACACCGCCCTAAGCGGTGTAACCAGTAATCTTCAGCAGGGATTGTATGATCTTGCGACTCAGTCAGAAGATGCCGGGGACGCGCTGAGTAATATGGTTGAAGGTTTTGGTAAGACGGTTATCCAGACATTGACTCAACTTGCCGCTCAATGGCTAGTTTATCAGGGCGTTCAGCTCCTGGTTGGAAAAACCACTCAGGCAACGGCTACTGCTCCGATGATCGCTAATGCTCAGGCTACAGCGCTTCAGGCCCAACTTGCAGCATATGCATCCACAGCCGCCATCCCAATAGTTGGGCCGGGTCTGGCACCCGCAGCACTGGCTGCGGCAGCTGGCGTTACCACTCCCCTTGTTGCTGCTATCTCAGCATCAGCTTTAGCTGGTATGGCTCACGATGGTATCGACAAAATCCCGGAAACGGGAACCTGGTTATTGAAAAAGGGAGAGCGTGTAACTACAGCGGGCACATCTGCAAAACTGGATGCCACTTTAGATCAGGTTCGTCAACAAAGAACAGCAAGTAGCAGGCCGGTTGTTGCTGAATTCCATAATACCTTCACAGGTAAACCTGACGATACCACCATGCAGATGGTTAACCAGCAAATGCGAGCATCTGAAAAAAGACTTAAGCAGTACTTTACTTCTCAGGTACAGAATCCAAGTGAAAATTACGGTCGTGCACTTAAAGCCGTCTATCCGGGGAGGCGTATGAAATAATGTCAGATATTTATTATCCACATGATTATATACCCGGCCCGACATACGATAATTATGGATTTGAGTCGACTGATCCAATGATTCGTACTGACAGGGTGGGGGGGCTTGCAAGGCAGCGGAGAAAATATACTTCCGTGCCGACTGAAAATACAGTTGTCTGGCAGTTTAAAAATGATGCGCATGCTCAGGTATTTGAATCGTGGTTTCGTGATGTATTGACGGATGGCGCGGCATGGTTCTATATGAAGTGTAAAACGCCAGTCGGACTTAAGTTTTTTAAATGTCGGTTTAATGGAGTATATAAAGGTCCATCGTATATTAAACCTGGGCTGTGGCGTTATTCTGCAACGCTTGAATTAAGGGAGCGACCACTTGCCCCTGTCGGTTGGGGGCATTATCCAGAATGGCTGGCCGGGCAATCTCTCCTTGATATTGCACTAAATAAGGAGTGGCCAAAGCATGACGCAGATTAACCGCCTTTACGCCAGTAGCGGGTCAGAGGTGATCATTGAAACGCTGCAGATAACTATCGGTTCTGATGTTCACTACCTCTGCCAGGGCTATGAGGATATCACTGCGACGACGGAGAACGGCGAGACCGTAACGTTTACCGCCTGCGCGATGGATATTGCATTGCCAGCGCGTAACGAGGACGGCACGCAGGATTTGAAATTTGCTCTGTGTAATATCGACGGCGTTGTGTCAACGGCGATCCGCAATGCGCTGGCGAACCGTCTTTCGGCGTCGCTGACTTACCGGAGTTATATCTCCACAGATTTAGCGGCGCCCGCGGCGGTGCCGTATACGCTGCAGGTCAAATCTGGCTACTGGACGGCGACAGAGGTACAGATCACTGCAGGCTATATGAATGTCCTTGATACAGCCTGGCCGCGGTACCGCTATACGCTCCCTTTATTCCCCGGACTGCGTTATATCAGCTAAGGAATCCCAATGTTTAACCCTGATAAATACCTTTCAGTCACCTGGCTGAAGGGCGGCAGAGTGTATCCGCAGCTCGACTGCTTCGGGATCGTGAACGAAATCCGGGCGGATCTTGGACTACCTCTTTGGCCTGAGTTCGCCGGGGTGACCAAAGACGGCGGCGGGCTCGATCGCGAAGCGCGACGGATGATGCTTTCTCTGGAGCGCTGCGAACCGTGCGAAGGCGCCGGGGTGGCCTGTTATTCCGGTTCAACCGTCACCCATGTCGGTATCGTCGTTAATATCGGTGGCCTGCAGCACGTGGCGGAATGCAATCCGGGAACGAACGTCACCTTTCTGCCTTTGCCGCGGTTTAAGCGGCGATTTGTCAAAGTGGAGTTCTGGCAATGACCATTCGTTTTTATCCGTCGCGGCTGCCCGGTGAACCACTCGAAACGCATGAGCATGGCGTTACCAGCATTCGCAGCTGGCTGGTTGCCAATGTCGAAGACTATGAGGATCGGGATGTTCCACCGCTGGCTATTGAACTGGATGGTCAGCCCGTACCACCTGGCGAATGGGCGTTTCGCATCATCCGGCCGGAAAGCGATGTCCGCATGTACCCTGTTCCTTTCGGGCTTGAAGTAGCAACGATCGCATGGATAGGGGTTGGTATCGCCGTGGCAACGGCGGCCTACTCACTGTTCATGATGGGTAATATTGATGCAGGTGGCTACACGTCATCCAGCGGGCGAAGCCTCGACCTGAATCCAGCAAAGGCGAATACGGCGAAACTCGGTGATGCCATTCGGGAGGTATTTGGGCGCGTGCGTATTTATCCGGATTATGTTGTGCAGCCCGTTACCCGGTTCGATGCTGACGATCCCACGAAAATGCGGGTACAGATGCTGCTGTGCCTTGGTGTCGGAGCTCTGGATTATACAAACGGCGACATCCGCGTTGGCAGCACCCCGGCATCGACCCTGCCGGGATTCAGCAGCACGCATTATCCCCCTGGGGCGGACGTTTCCGGCGATGAGCGCGGTGAAAACTGGTTCAACAGTACGGAGGTCGGCGGGACGTCATCCGGCACAGGGCTGGACATGGCCCAGACGTCGCCGGATGCGGACGACATTATCGCAGACAGCATGACCGTGGCCGGAGCAGACGTAACGTTTACCGGGCTGGACACGGATGATGGCGATGATGACGACAAAAACGACAATTCTCTGCCGGATAGCTGGGTAGAAGGCGCGATTGTTGAGATAAAGGCTCCCGCCAACTACCAGATATCAACGGCGGCCGGGTACAGCGTTATCGCGAGTCCGCTGCTGACGGAGATCGCGCCGGTGGTTGGTATGCCGGTGACGCTGGGGTTTAACTCAGTCGATTACGATTTGTTTATCGCGTCATATACCCCTGGCCAGGCTGCGGTGCCGGGCACCGGGGGAAGTGCGGCAAAAATTCAGGCCAGCGCAGCCCCGACCACCTATGACTTTTCGACCAGCTCCAGCACGTTCACGATCACGTGGCAGGGGATCGCTTACACGGTGTCGCTGGTGGCGAACTATGTCTCGATGTCGGGACTTCTGGCGGCCATCACCGAGGGGCTCACTGGCTCCGGCCTGGTCGCGCAGGATAACGGCGGCACTGTACTGATAACCGAGGAGGCCAGTCCGTTCGCGGGAGGAGCAATCACATCATCCTCGCTGCCTGCTGCCGTTTTCGGTGATGCCCCTGTTTACACCGCCGGCACGGCATCAACCGGTGGCAGCCCGGCGGTAACGGAAAATTTGACGCTTGCCTATAACAGCGCCACGGGAACCGCATTTTCGGGCATGCCTGAAGGCGTGCAACGGCTTTCACTTGCTCACCGCGGGAATGAGTACAGGATTGTGTCCGCTGACGGCACGACGGCGACGGTGGCGCGTCTGGTTAACGGTGCAGTTGATGAGTCATGGCCGGGATTCACCACCAGGACGATGATCGACTATGAGGCCACTGGCCTTAACGACACGCTGAGCTGGCTGGGGCCGTTCCTGGTATGCCCAGAAAATGAAGTGGTGGATATGTTTGAAGTGAATTTTTCCTTTCCGAACGGCATCTGCGGTTTTGACAGCAAGGGCAAAAAACGACTCCGGCATGTTGAGTGGGAAATTCAGTATCGGATTTACGGATCCGGCTCTGGGTGGGTCAGTAAACAGGGTGAATACGCGCTGAAAAACGTTAACGGTCTGGGCTTTACTGAGCGGATCTCACTCGGTTCTCCGGGGCTTGTAGAGGTTCGCTGCCGACGTCGCAACGAGCAGGGCTCCAATAATGCCAGGGATTCGATGTACTGGCAGGCACTCCGCGGACGACTACTGACTCGCCCAGCATCCTATCCCGGTGTGTCGCTGATGGCGGCGACCGTCGAGACGGGCGGTAAACTGGCGGCGCAGTCTGACCGCCGCGTAAACGTTGTTGGGACGCGTGCCTATGAAACCGGAACGGCCAGAACCATTTCGGGGGCGCTGCTGCATGTCGGGAACTCGCTGGGACTGGTGATGGATGTCGATACCATCAACGCGCTGGAGTCCGCGTACTGGACGCCACGGGGCGAGTATTTCGATTACGCTACCGGCGACAGTATCTCAGCGCTGGAAATGCTGCAGAAGATTACCGCAGCGGGGAAATCGTATTTTCTGCTGAGTGATGGGCTCGCATCCGTAGGCAGGGAAGGGGTTAAGAACTGGTCGGGGATCATCAGCCCGCATGAAATGACCGAAGAACTGCAGACTAGTTTTACGGCACCGTCTGCTGATGATTACGATGGCGTTGATGTGACATATATCAACGGCATCACCTGGGCAGAGGAGACTGTGAAATGCCGAACACCCGACAATCCCACGCCGGTGAAAATCGAGAACTACAAACTCGATGGGGTACTCAATCAGGACCACGCTTACCAGATAGGTATGCGGCGTCTGATGAAATATTTGCATCAGCGGCTGGGTCATAATACGACGACTGAGCTGGATGCACTGGTATATGAGTACGGTGATCGCATCCTGCTGACAGATGATATTCCGGGAAATAAAACCGTGAGTTGTCTGGTCGTGGATATGGCCACAACGGGTATCGAAACGGTATTTACCGTTTCCGAACAGCTGGACTGGACCTTTGAAAACCCGCGCGCAATTTTGCGCTACCAGGATGGCTCTGCCTCGGGGCTGCTGGTGGCCACTTTCGTCGGGGATTATCAGTTGTCTGTTCCATGGCAAGCCGCTTTCGATGAAATCATGCTGAACGATCCGAGCATTGAACCGCCGCGACTGGTGTTCTGTAGCTCAACGCGGGGTATCTATGACGCCATATTTGAGGAAATAGCGCCGCAGGCAGACGGAACCTGCCAGGTGACTGCAAGACAGTACAGCGACATTTTCTACCAGTACGACGACGCCACATACCCCGGCGACGTCGCGTAATACCCCATAAAAACCCCTTATTAACTCTTTTCGCTCAAACCCTCGTTTGCGCGAACGCCTTTTTTGGAGCAAAAAACATGGCTGCAGATGAACTGAATCCGCCGCTGGGTACGACGACGCCTGAAATCTTTTTGGATAACGTTAAGCGGGCCGATCGGTTAGTGAACGGTCCGGCTGGAACGGTTGACGACCGCGGCGGGGAACCGCTCGATACCTGGCGCCAGATGATGGCGAAAAATGATGAGGTCCGGCAAAACATCATTCCGCTGAGTAAGCAGTACATGACGCTGGCTGCAGCACAGGCTGATATCGCGAACATCCCGGAGGGCAGCACTACTTATGTGCGCAGTCCTGATGACAACGCGCTGGCCATTGAATATATGAACGTCGCCGGAACTCTGCAGTCAACAGGAAGGAAGATGATCTCACAGGAGTATGTTGATGCGCTGAAAAAGCTTATCAATGTCTCATCGGATAACAATCTGACCTTTTTTAACGATGTCGATGATGCCACTGTCACAGTGCAGGATGATTTCGGAGATATGCACCTGGCAGGGATGCCAGGTTCTGTCCGGGACCGGCTGAAAACACTTCAGGCAAATAAGGCTCCGGCCATTCTCAGGCTGACGGATGCAGAAAACGCTGCCTACGCCTCTGTTGATGAGTACGGGGATTTTTATTTGCCTGGCATGACAGAAAGTATTCAGCGCATGCTCAGGAAAAATAAAACTGATGTGGATCGTCTTCGTAAAAGAGGGATGATTCTTGATGCAAGGGATTGCGGCCTGAATGTAAAAACTGGAGAGGACTCTCAGCGAGCGTTACAGCGCGGGTATGACTGGCTGTCAGGAAACGGCGGAGGAAAGCTTTACACTCCCCCTGGATATTTCAAGCTGGCGAAACCGGTCAATCCTCGTTCGGGCGTGGCTCTGCTGGGGGCTGGAGTGGGTGTTACAAACTTCCTGCCATTTGGGTATCTGGCCGCTTTTACGTATCAGGGGGCAGAGACCTACATTGAAAATATTCAGTTTACTGATTTTACAATTGACGGAGAAAACCAGCAGTTACACCCGGTGAACGGATATATACCCGATATAAAAGGTATATATCTCCAGTATTACCGGAATACTATTTTTGACCGCATAAAGATTCAGAACACGGGAGCCACTGGGCTTGGCGTGGATATGCCTGATAACGTTTCAATCATGCGTGTGGTTACGGAAAATTGTGGCCGACTCGGCCAGGTTGGTTCTTTGGGAGCTTCAGGCATTGGTCTGGGAACCGGGTACCTTGCCAGTGAACCGATTTATATCGGTCAGACCGTGAATAAGGGCAATAAAAATTACGGTATATTTTTCGAGCCACAACGTGGCGTCGGTGTGGCTCGCGACACTATTGCTATCGGGAATGTGTGTGAGTACAACCATGCGGGGATGGCCGACTGCGGTATAGATGGCCTCATCGCGATCGGTAATAACCTGCGTTTCAATGAATATGGGTTTAAAGGTTCTCCGGGAACAAACGGCGCGGGAAACCCCGGTAACCGAGGCATTCTGAAGGGCAACCACATCAACGGTAATACTAAACACGGCATTTATCTTTATACGGATAAAGGGCTTGCTATAGAGGGGGAGTACAATTATTCCGGTAACCGTATCGCTGACAATGAGCTCGACGGCATTCATGTTGAATATGCTCATACATCCGCGAAGTTACTGAACAGTAAGTTTGCGGATAATGATATTTATCGTAATGGTCGTCATGGTCTTAACTTTGTCAGCGGCAATCTGGTCAATGTTGACATTATGGATAACCGGCTCTGGAACAATGGACGTACAGAAGTGGGGGATGCCATCGCTGGCGCAGCGGATATGGTGAAATGCGGGATTACCGGCAATAAAATCCGCGACACGCAGGACACTGCAACTCAGCGATACCCGGTTAATCTCTCCGGAGCACTGACAGATACCGATATCTCATTCAACCATTGTGTTGGAAATGCCCAGAACACCTTAAATCTTACCGGCACACAAACCCGAGTTACCACGATCAACAACCCAGGGATTGCATAATGGCGACTATAGTACAAAGTAATATGAAGTTTAAAGGTGATGTGAAATTACCTTCAGTTAATGCCCCTCTACCGGATGGCGCTAATTTATTCGCTGATTTCTCCACCGGTCGGTACGTCATAAAGCATGCGAGCGGTAACGTCATCCGTTCTGCAGCCCTGACAGATATTCTGTCATTCACATGCGCCAGTGTAAGAAGCTATGTTGGCTCGTCCGGCCTTATCGAATACCTCCAGGCAAATGAACCTGCCATAGAATATCATCCGTTATCTCTGGAGTGTCTTGGATTAAGAACTGAATATTCGAGCACAAACCGCCTGGCGTGGTCACAGGATTTTTCACAGTCTGCCACCTGGTCATCCGGAGGGCTGACGGTAACACCGGGTGACAGTACGGCGCCTGACGGGAATACCACGGCAACCCGACTTGCCGAGACCGCAAACGGGACATCGACAGTAAGAACGTTACTGGCTGCGACGACCAGCGATGCGGTGGTAGGATCGCCTTATACCTTCAGTATTTTCGCGAAGGCAAATACGGCGGGGGTTATTCAGCTTGCGGCACAGGGGGCCCAGGCAGCAACCGCATTCGCTAACTTTGACCTTAAAAACGGCAAGATTGGCAAAGTCTCTCCGGGTTCTGCAACCGTCGGCATGCTCCAGGTCACAATGGAGCCTTATCGTAATGGCTGGTACCGCCTGTCAATAACCATTACACCGGCTTCGGCAGCATCGCCTTTATTCACTATCGCCCTGGTAAATGATGATTCCAGCGCGACAGCGGTTCCGTCATACCTTCCTTCCACGCCTAAATCACTCTGGGTGTGGGGGGCGCAGGCTGAGCGCCGGGATGGTTATTCATCTTATATTCCGACTGCAGGAACAGAAGTGATGCGCGCGAGTGAGGTGTGCACAACGCCGTCAACCACGGCCTTTATCACGTCTGCCGCTGCTACTGTGCTGGTTTCAGTGGTTCATCCCCATAGCCTGCAGTCGTTAAGTGGGAAATATAACTCTCTGGCCTGTGCTGTCGTTCTGGACAACAGCGCCTCAGGTGCACATATCCGTTTCGCCTACCGGCCGCCAGCGTCGGGAACCGCTGTGGGGACGCCGCAGGGGGCTGCAGTGGGTGTGATTCCGGATCCCTCAGGCACAGCGCAAAACCTTGAGATTCCGGGTATGGCGGCGGTTCGCGATAGTGAGCAGTCCTGCATCTTTAATTTTGATGGTGCAGCCTTAACGACACGACTTTTTGATGGCTATAACTGGTATTCCCGTTCGGTGACTGCTTTCCCGCCGGCGCTTTCACGTCTGTGCATTGGTCGCTCAAACATGGATGCGAACAACTATTTCAACGGGCATATCAGGAAAATCATCTACTGGCCTGCTGCGTTAGGCGATATCGAAATGGAGCAAATTCTTTCTTATCAGTAA